TGTTTGTTGAAATAAATAAGGTTTTTGCTGAAGGTGAAGAACTATGGATAGGCCAGTAGGAATCCCAAAATGCCGTTACATTACCATATTTAATAAATGCCATTTCATCAATTACCAAAAAGTCAATAAACTTACCGCGGATATTTTTTTCCATATTAGGATTGCCATTCCAGAAATCAATATGGATTATTTTATCATACTTATTTCTTATACGCATAAATTCTAATGTATTAGATTCTACGGAACAATATTCCGCTGCAACCATATGTTTGACGAGTCTGGCCATATGTCTTTTCATTTCAGAATTAGGTGAAATTAATAGGATAGATTTATCTTCAAACCCTTCAATATATGATCTTATGCGTTCGACAATCAACGTTGACTTTCCCATTTGCCTGGCTGATTTTATCATCACATGTTGACATATATCCATTGCTCTCATGGCACTTTCTTGATATGGATATAATTTTACTTTTGGTTCTTTATAAGGTACTATATCAAAACCAAATTCGCCAGCTAAGTCAATTAACTCTTTTATACATTCGATATTTACTTTCATGTTATTTCTCCGTTTTTGATTTCTCTATGGTGATCTTAATATTCATTATACACATATTCGCTCTCCGTGAAAGTTATTCCTGGTTCATTTCTTAATCTATTTCTATATTTCGTAATAGGGATACCTTCATTCCAACTCATTGCTTTCAGTAGATTTTTCTTATTGATCCGTTTATGTTCTTTGATTATACCCACCATTTTCAAATAGGAATCAGTTTCTTTAACAACAGGTAACTCATCCAAGAATGACCAATCGTTAAACCATTTTTCAACCCTTGATTGCCAAATGAAAGCTGTTATGTTATCTTTAATCCATTGTTGGGCCTTTTTATATTGCGGAGCATCACCTTGGACAATCTCTTTTATCTTCTTTTTGAAATCATCTTTATCATCATACAATAAAGGATAATCACTCTCTCCTATCCCTAGCATTTCTGGATACACCAATTTGTTTGGTAGTAAATAGGGAGTTCCCTGACTTAATCCATCCGTAGTTGATATGCTCCACGCGGAATATTTAGTGAACGTTCCAACACCTACCTGCATTTGACGCATGAAATCAAGATACTCTCCCCGATTAGAAATCTTTATACGTTCGGCATACGGTCTATCAATTTCTGCAATCGTTGTATATAATTTGAATTCTACACCTTCTGCATAGAGTTCATCCATAGCGGCTATGAACCATTTCCAGCCAGTGTACTCACTTGCTCTATGATTAAATACGATACTACCAGGGATCTTTTTTGTTTTACCAATATAGATATCATCAACACCTAAGTAGTGAGGCTGAATTATTTTATCTAACTTCTCACATGTAGCCTTATTGAAATACTCAGATGCTTTATCAATAATAAACTCTTTCAACCAGATTGAATTTACACCACATTCACTCATCTCTAATGTACCGGCAATGTTCTGGAGAAACATACGCTTTTCATAGGTTGTATTTTCATCTATTTCATACCAGTGTCCATATCCTACTATGTATGGTCTGATATTTGTTGAGTTATAAAACAAATTAATCAATTGACTTGTATGCTCTGGTAAATGGGAGTACACGACATCGAAATCATTATTCTTCCAATCGATAAGTTTCTTCAATTGAGGATGGTCAAAATGAGTTCTCATTGCATCAGGCTTTGTAGGAAGCTTATATATTAACTGTCTAGTATTAGGGAATTCTAGTACGTCAAGGTGTTCTTGATTAATGATTGTGAAGTGAATATCGTCACGTATGTTATTCAATGATCTTATGACATTCTGTAATACAATTATATAAGAATCTTTATGTAAATCCTTAGCAAATGTAATGTTAGGGTAAACAAGTACTTTATAGGCGTACTCTTTATTGGATGTGTTCTCTTCACCTATACTAAATATATCATTATTCATTCATTGTCTCCTTAACGTCCATTATCGACCAACTGCTCCAAGGTATTTTATCTTAGCATCTTCCCAGTCCATTACCAAAAGATCATTATAAAATAAACTTTCACCTAGGTCAAGTCTACCGGATTTCAGCAGGGATTTAATACGCTTACCTGCGTATTTCTTCCAGATAGTTACCAGCGCTTCAGTACTTCCATCAAAGCGTTTAATTAAGTCCTTCTCCTCAATCTCTCCGCGAAGGAATTCATCGGTATTTGTATAGAATCTACAGAAGTAAACTCCTCTTGCGTGGCCACTTTGGTATTCTTCAGTGGGAATATCCAATCGTTTCTTGCCGAATGCCAACTTAATGAATCTATTCTTGTTATCTTTTGGTAGGAACCAATCTTTCTTAGCCGGTTTATAAAAATGCCAGTACTTGAAATAATTCCAAGCATCATCAACCATCATGTAATTTTTAATCAATTGAAGATTTTCGGGTGTAGGTGCAATCGTTACAGTTCCCTTAGAGTGACCAACAGCCTTCCAGTACTTTAATCCGGTATATTGCGACATTCCTCCCGGTTTCTGATATAGGCTAGTTGTAGTGCATCCCACGGCTCTATCATCATAAGCTTCTGACCATGAATTTTGGACTTCATCTGAGAGTAACAATAATGCAAGCAATTTGCCGCCGACAAAATTGAATCCAAGCGGTTGCGTAGGTACGATAGTTGATCCAATATATGTGTGATTTATCATATGGTCCTGTGAACGTTGGTCACGGGTCCATCCAATCTTATCATCACGACAAGCAACGTCAAGAAAGTCAGATGATAAACAGAATGCACCTAGATGTTTTCCTGTAATTTTATCATTAACTAGGAAGAAAATATTTCTACCTATATTCTGATTGTTAACCTGTGTATGGGTAAATGTTCGCAGTGTGTTCCAAATGAACATCAACTTTTCTTTACCACGACAACAAATTATTTCTGGCTCAAGATCAAGATAGGAATTTTCATCTACGGGTTTCCAAATGTTATCACGAATATATAAAATTTGTTGCATTACTTTTGGTTTAACCCAAGCAAACTTTTTGTTGATTTCCTTCCACTTCATATATAAAGTATACTCTTCAACAGACATTTTTCTCTTTTCTCTGAAATCTTCAATAAGAATTCCACGTAATTCCTCACAACCAATAGGTTGATTTGGTATGAATTTCTCTGGCTGGCATGACCGCATCTGTTCGAATGCACCTTCGCAGAATACCTTACGATCCTCTTTGGAGAATTCAGTCCATGAAATTCCATCGAACTCTTCAAACTTGTAACAATTATTATTATTAGCCATAAGTACACTTTAAATTAAACGAGGACCAAAAGCGGCCCTCGTATTTTGGATACTACATTTATTATAGGGTGATTTCTTCGATATCTTGCAGATCACTAAAGTCTTCAAGTACATCAGAAATGTCAACATCACCAGAGATAATATCTGTTTTCTCTTTCTTATCCGGTTCAGATACATCAAAGTCAATATCAGCGGCTATCACCGGAGCTTTTTGAGATTCCATTACCTCATCTGCTCCTAGTTCTAAACCGAAATCAACTTCATCAGGGATCTTTTCTGTTATGATAGGAGCCTGATTAACAACTTCCTTTGTTGGTTCAGGAGTTAGATCTAATTTGATATCATCCTCCGGGATGTCAGCCTGTACAGTGTGCTTTGTTAGGAACGTATTAAGTTCTGAATTGGAGCTAAATGTATACATTGATTCATCAAATTGCAAGCCTTCTACTTGATCAATTGGGATTTCAATATCATATGGCTTATCAGAGAACTTGAATGTATATTCCTTATGGGTATAAGCTTCCCCTGAATTTGGATTAATCCGTGGATTACCCTCTTTATCAAGGTTAGGTTTATCATGCAGGAGAACCGCAAGGTCAACTCCTTTAGAGCCATTGAAAACATTTCTATCATACTCAGTTGCTTTTATTACATCAGTCAACTTTGTATATGCATCTCTATCCCGGATGTTAAACAACATTACTCTACCTGAGTTTGCTGGGATATTTGGATCTTGTACAACGAGAACAGGAAGGAAGGCAACAAACTGCCTCCGCATTTTACGATGGCCGGCAGTCGCTGTTTTGTTTTTCCAATCACTGGATTGAGCCAATTCATATTGTGAATTTGCATACTGGCAACATGGGCATTTCTTCCAAGCATTCTCGATTTTGAGATACGGAGAAGTAGGGCAGATTACAAAATCCACTCCTGTTAATTTGCCATCCTTGTCATGTTCATATACATTATGGGTATATTTTTCAATGAATGGAATGTTACGTGTATTAGACGGATCAGCGAAATATAAAAGACGCAATCTGTAGTACTGACCTTCACCAGTTACACGAGGATTCAAAAAATTCTTATATGATTTATCGTCTCTGTTGGTTACGGATGCACCGGATTTTTTCAGATCATCTGTTAGTTTGTTATTGACGAATTCAATAGCCATGTGTTATCCTTTTGTTTATTTTTAGTTTGGTTATATTGATACAGTATTATACATATCTGAAATCAATTTGTTATGTTTTTTATGATATTTTTATTGATTAGTGAAGCCAGTGAATTATCAACGGTTATTTCTATACCACGTAGTTCCCTAAGAGCCGTAAGCGTATTACTACATAGGGCCTCTTTATTTTTAATAGTCATTTCATTTAACTGGTGGGCAATATCAGGATCAATATTCTGTTTGATTTTAATTAAAGCCCCTGTTGGTAATAAAGATAATAAATACTTAGATAATTTACCAGAGGCGATATGCATATCCAGGGATCCTGTCTGGATAGCCGCATTGAAATATTCATTTAAACTATTTATTTTATTATTCTTACAAAATTTTATAATAAATATAAAACTATTCATGAAATTCTGTATGAGTTTTTCCTGGGCCGCTGTACGTTCCGCCGATATATATTTGTTTCTCCATATAGCTAAATTGGATAAACTGATTAACATCTTAGGGTGAAAATAATGGTCAGCCTCTTTAGTTTTACGAGCTATCAATGGAACATATTCAGCTAAATTAATCCTATTTTGATTTGCTACGTTGGCTAACTTCTCGAAATAAACCCATTTCAATACATCAGCGCGTTGCTTATCAAAGTTTTTAATTTTTCTGATATTTATTCCACGGGTAGTTAGATGATAATGTCGGTAATATAACCAACACGCTTCCTCAGCCGTCCATTTTTTCATAAGTTGAATATCTCATTTTTGTTATATGATTCCTCAATACGAGATTTGGCTATGGTAAAATAGTTCTCATCCATTTCAATGCCGATGAAGTCTCTATGTAGATTTGCGCAGGCCACTCCGGTTGTCCCGCTTCCCATTGTGAAATCAAGCACGGTTTCGCCTTCGTTGGTATAGGTTTTGATTAGGTATTCCATCAGGGCGACAGGCTTTTGTGTGGGGTGGACCGTTTTTCCCTCAGAGCCAATTCTTATAATTGAATTTGGGTATCCCGTCTGAGTCTGGATGGTGTCCTTGTGGCTAGGGCGTTGACCCATAACCGCGTCTGTTGCGCCCCCTTTCTTTCTGGTTATCGGGGCGATTGATGTTAATCCTTGCGGGTTATAATCCATGCGGTCTTTCGATTGTCCTTTATGTATCGTAACCCCAGAAGAGAATACACAAACATCCTCATGCTTTTTCATTGGTTTATTTTTTGCGTGAACATGACCAGTTGCTTTTGATTTTTCCCACACCCAGCAATATTTAAACATCTTCATATTGGAAACAATCAAGGTTGTGGTAAACGGCTGGCTTGCAGTCATCACAATGGCCCCATTCGGTTTAATCACCCGCTTCAACTGATCCCACATAGGTTCAAGCGGAATAATCGAATCCCACTTGCAAGCGGTCGTTCCATACGGTGGGTCTGTCAGCGCCATATCAACGGAGCCGCTTTCAATCTCTTTCATTCGTTCTAGGCAATCGCCTTGTAGTAAAATAAAATTCATTTAATCTCCGTAAGGATACGTTGAATTTTCCCTAACTTTCCCAGCAAGTTCATTCTTTAACTGGGGTGTAACTATCTTTACGCTATAGGCATAGGTCAATTCAATTAAATATTTAAATTCTATATCTAATCTATTCAAGAAATCAGCCAATAGGATTGGATCTCTTAATATTTCTTTCATCTTCAATACCATTCGGTGCTCCTCAAATGAATTGGAGTATTCTGATAGTAATTGTGCAAATGCTTTTACGTCTATGGTAACATCGTTATGGCTACCTTCATCGTTGAAAAATGATATATTCATTAATTATTCCTTTAAATTAACTACAGCATTATACTAGGTTTTGATATGGAATTATATAAATACCATTGTTATTCCCGCCAGGTACAACAATTTGAATAGACTCTAACTAAACTTTCCTGGCGGGATAACTTGTTGGAGTCTTTTTTTTTGGAGTGAACATGTCAAAGAAACTAACACAGGAAGAGTTTATTGGAAGAGCTAAATTGACCCACGGTGATTTATATGATTACTCTAAAGTGGAGTATAAAAATAACAGAACGAATGTATGTATCATCTGCCCTATACATGGCGAATTTTTACAATATCCTGACGGACACATGAAAGGTCGCGGATGTAAGTATTGTGCGTGTAATGTTAATTTTACCACAGAAGAATTCATACAGAAGGGTAGAATTTTGCATGGTGATAAGTATGATTACTCCAAAGTGAAGTATGTAAATTATAATACAAAAGTATGCATAATATGTCCTATACACGGAGAGTTTTGGCAAACAGGCAGGAATCATTTACATAAAGCAAAATATGGTTGTAAATATTGCGGAAATAATGTTAAGCTGACAACAGAAGAATTCATAAAAAGATCAAGATTAATACATGGTGATAAGTATGATTACTCCAAAGTAAACTATCGCGGATATCTATATAAGGTAAATATAATATGTCCTATCCACGGGGAATTTTCACAAACTGCGGAAAAGCATATGTATAGAGGAAATGGATGCCCTATATGCAAATCATCCAAAGGTGAAATACATATAAGAGCCTATTTGAATGAAAACACCGATATTTTATTTAATGAACAACACGCATATGGCGATTGTAGGGATAAGTTGCCTTTATCATTTGATTTCTATTTACCTGAATATAATACCTGTATTGAATTTGATGGGATTCAACACCATAAACCTGTTGAATTCTTTGGTGGAATAAAGGCTTTTAAAAAGCAACAATTACATGACAAAATAAAAACCGAATACTGTAAATTACACAATATCCGGCTTATAAGAATTCGCTATGATGAGGATATCAAGGAAGTTCTACAACGTAATAACATCATGGCTTAAAATATTGACTCTAATTCATTATCCTTATCAGTGTCCTGTGTATTATCCAATACCGCATCAGTATCAGTCATATTCTCATCATAATCATCAATAATTAAATTTTCATAATCAATACTCAATCTACACCTTATATGGTTCTTTCCATATCTATTTTTTAGGAATTTAGCATTGATCACGCCCGCCTCGATATCATCCTCTTCTTGTGATAAAGCAATGACGACATCAGCCGTATGTGCTATTCCTTTGGATTCGCTTGTATTTTCCAAACCAACATTCGAGGTGTTATATCCTTCGGTGTTAACTTGGGTGGCAGTTACAATTGGGCGTTTGAACTTTGCAGACAAGGCACGTAAATCTCTGGCAACATCACCAACACGTTCATACATGGTTGAGTTATATGTCTTATTTTTAGGCAACATAAGATTCAAATAATCAATGAAGATTATATCAGGTACTCTATCCAATTGTTTGATTAATCTATCTACATAATTTTCAAGGTTTAGTGTCGTGATGCTATTCTCAGGGAAACGTTTGATGATAAGTTTACTTCCTGGATGCTTAACCAAATAATCTTTGATTTTACGTTCCGCGTCAACTCTTGTATCTCTTAACTTATCAATATTGTTACCTGATATATGGGCAGAGAATCTACGACCATACATCTTTTCTGATAATTCAAGCGTAACAACCAATGCGAATCCATTACGATCAAGAACCTTTTTGGCACCATTAGATAACATCAAAGATTTTCCCAAACAAGGTTGAGCCATGTATACTAGCAGGCAATCACCATCAGCAGAAAGTCCGCCGTTTGTTGTTCTATCTAAACAATTTATCCCTATGGGTACTCTTGATTCTGGACTACATAGGTCATCGAAGTGTTGAGTTATTCCCTCTAAATAATCAAAACCAAGATCCTTATATAAGGTCAATCCCAGGGCGCGTTCAAATGCTTCAATGCATTTAGTTGGGTCCTTCTTTGATTCAATACGTTCGATATTATCCATGATGGCGAAATACAGGGATTTTTCTCGGATGAAAGATAGAATTTGTTTTTCGGTAAATAAACTATCCTGTTCATCATTTTGTGTAATGGTTAGATCCAATGCATTATCATATTCATTTAATACATGTTCTTTTCTCTTACCTATACCGGGCCTTGTTTCACCTATTCTATCAATATATGCACCAATCAATGATCTATTTGGCAATGAATTATATTTTTTATAATGAGTCATCACTATTGTTAATTGTAATTGGATATTTATATTTGAAAACCACCGCTTGTCAAAATCCTCAACTAAAAGATTAGCATAAACATTATCTGTTAATACTTTCTTAAGTAATAGGGATTCAACTACGGTTTCACATAGTTCAGGCTTTAATGGAATATCATTTGTGCTTCTTTCGTTACTCATATTGTATTATACTCCGGATAGTCTAAACGTCAAGTCCTGCAAATGCGATATCATCATCTTCCTGATCATCATCACCATTCAGTTCTTCCATTTCACTAACAGAGGAGTAAGCCATTTGTTTTTTGGATTCTTCATTGAATTCATCAAGGAAGCTAAACCATAAATCATCACATTTTAAAAGTTGCGATTTAGGTAATTTAATTCCATCACGATAACCAGGTGTTGAATAATACGATCCTGATTGTTCGATGAAGCCATACGCGATAGCTGGTTCAAGTAGACCATCCCATTTATTGATGCCCTTAGAAAAGTCAATATACATTTCAGCTTCCATGAATGGTTTGATAATGCGGTTTTTAACTGTGAAGAATTTCAAATTAGCACCTTTATAAAATGCTTTGTCATCGGATTCATCTTTATCTTTAGAGCTAAGGCTACGAGTACATTGTAGGGTAATAGTACCTACGTATTGTATTTTCTTACCACCTGACTGATTCTTAATCTTACTTGCGAACATGGCGGACGGATCATCATATACATGATTGATTGCAATGAAGCTGGTATCTGTTTTAAGCGCCGGTATAGTTGTAGACTGCATAAGTCCATTACAATTATGTGAAATTATATTTTGATCTGTAATGGTGTAGGTATGTACGTTACTTACCTCAATATCAATCAACTCACATGGCTCATTTATAATTTCAATTTTATTAATATCAAGAAAGTTATATTCACTTTCGATAAATAGTTCTGATTTGGTTGTCATAATTTAATCCTTCATTCTTTATTTTATTAATTTCTATTATTGCTTGTTCTATTACTTCTTTACTGTTTTCTCGATAGTCTAAACCCCAGACAATCAATACAGGAAGATATGTTTCATTTAATACTACTTTTAATCTATCACCATCAGACCTCCAAACATCCTTGGCATATCTGTTTATTCCAGGATATTTAATGAGTGAGTCACCGTCATACATAAGAGGATCCGCGTGCCAATAGGAGCCGTAAAATTCAATTATACATACATTTTCAATCACACAATCAACTAATTTATTCCCATAAAATTGTTCATTTTTACCATATAAATAAATATCATTTTCACACAATAACTCCAGGTTTGCCCGGAACCCGTGCTAATTTATTTAAGTGAACATAGCTTATCTGACATTTTAATATCGATAGCTTTCATATATTGTATGTCATCGCCGCGTTTAATTAACAATTTATGATCTTTTGATAATTTAATAACATCTGGACCGATCTTGATATTTATATATGAGCCATGTGTTACAGTAAACTTATCAGTCACACTTTCAATTGTATTGATGTGTGTAATTACTTTATCACCTATACACAGGTCACATAATTCAACGGATGATCCGTCAGCTAGGTTTATAATAGTATCTGGACTTAGACAGGCACGAGCGCGTAGCCCCATATCCGTCACTTGTTTACCTTTATTTTCTTCACCTACCTTATCTGGTATTTTACCTTGGTTATTTTTCTTTACACCAAGAGCATCAGTCAGGAATTTTTCAGTTAGTAGATTGCCAAGTGAGTCAAGGATAATAAGGAAATTATCCTCTGGGTGTTCTCTCTTATGAAGTTCAATCATTTTATATAATTTATTAATCTTAACGGTTGTTTCTTCAACTGTCTGGACTAATATATGCTCGATGCGATCCAAATCACATCCCATATTAGTGAAGAAATCTTTAAGACCACCACCTTCGGAGTCAAAGTAAAAAACATGTTTGTATCCATCATCAAGTGCATTCTTGATAATCTTGGCGGCAATCAATGATTTACCTACGCCGGATTCTCCTCCAAATAGAATATTTCTACCTGATGGAATTCCACCATATACATTACCTGAGAGTATTCTATTTAATGCGAATGATCCAGTGGAGATATAACTACTGATTTCCCCATATACAGAATCAGTGAAATTAGTACTCTCTGTTACCTGCCGGACCCTGTCCATCATTTTCATTAGGTCCGTCTTCTCTATTTTCTTTGTTTTCTTCGCTACCATTGTAAAGCTCCTGTTTGTTATAGCTTTGGATTTTATCCTTCAAATAACCATAATACGCATATATATATGCCAATAAATGATTATTGATACTCTGTCTGCTTTTAAGACACGTAATATCATATACAACATTATACTTGTTATGGTGCATTCTTTTTGATAGAAGTTTGGATTTAAAATCCCTCTTCTTAACTATACCCAACAATTGCATGATCCTTTTTTGTACTTTGTACTGGATAACTATTTTGTGTTTGACTGTGCGACAGGACGCCATACCAGAAATCATTCCTATGAATTGATTATATGTAGCTAGTTGTTTTGGATCTTTTATATTTACATCATTGATATGGATTGAAATGCATCCGTATTTATTATCAATGAGTTTTATAATGTTATCCGAAATGAATGATATGCTATCAGCGGATTTGAAATACCAAAACTTCGGTGATGTATCTGGATCAGGATCATAAACACATATTAATCCGCCTGATTTCGGCTTGAAATAAATACCTACATATATATTATTTTTCATAACTACCCACTTATTTCAGGCATACATTCAGCAGAGAACGGCTCTGATAATGCTGAAGTAGATGCATATATAACAATACCACCCTCATTATCAATAAAGTAAACTTCATCACCACTTAAGGTAAATAGGTCACCTTGTTCAAGATCAAGTCCAAGATCTCTAACGTAGCCAGAAATTGTTCCACTTATAGGTAAACTATCATAATACGGGACATCTATTCTACCCAATACTATATTTTCTTCAAAGTCGGAGAAATCAGTTGCTCTATCTACAGGGTACCAATGACTCAAACTATATATATCATCATACCATTCTTCATCATCAAGTAAAAATCCACTCAATGCACATAATGACGCTGAATCGGATACACCATTCTTATAAAATAATCGTTGTGTTCCTATTGAACATAAATTAGGTTGGATATTAATTTTCTGGATTCCAGGACCGTCATTATCTGTATCTGAATTAAATTTAGTCCCTGGATGTATCCATGTTTTGAATGTGAATGTTGTTATGGCTTCCCTAAAATCAAGCGTCTCAAAATTAACTTCCGAATTATCACTTTCATCAATTTCACCACTCCATACAACTTCATGTTTTATTGTCTTTTCTGGATCTCTAGGGTTCTTTGTTTGTACGAAAAAACTTTGATTAGCAAACGGGATAAAATTAGATAACACCATATCTATATCAGTTTGGAATTTGGCTATGACAGATAACTCAAATGTTATGTTCATTGGATTAGGTGCATAGTTGTTATAATTTACAGAGGAATTACTTTGCGTTAATACATGGCGTTTTAAATCTGCAACCCGTAATGGATCTCTTGATATACCTGTTCGTTTGATTGCAATCAATGGAGGTTGTATTGTAGTTCTTTTTGGGTTCTCTAATGATTTATAAATTCTTGATCTATTGCCATTAACACATTTAACTCTTATACATTTTCCATTATTTCTGTTAATCTTTATATTATTGAAAACATCCATAAATTGGGCTGTTGCAAAAACAAACTCTCTATTGTATGATTCATATTTCATTATACTTCTAACTCTTTCATTAGCATCTCGGCTACTTTTCTTGGATCTTTGCCTGTTTTAACACCGGCTACCCATATAAGATCATCAGCAGTAGGCAAGCGACCTAAACGGGATTGAAAATCATTAATTATATCCCGAAAGTCTGCGCCATATATTTTAATTAATTTCATAACAACATCATCTCTACCTTTTGATAACATTCTAAGAGCTGTACCTTGTACGAAGATTTCCTTAGATGCAATACCCTCATTTATTGTAGATAATGCATCAATGACTTTCTGGGCATATTCTCTATCATAGTCCTTAATATCTTCAGGTAATTTATCGTAAGGGACCATCATTGTCTTCCATCGCTTAATTCTATCTTCGGATAAGTCTTCTGATTCCATTAATGATTTCGCCCATGCCATCCACTGATCATGTTCTATTTCAGATAAAACCTCAAGTATGTCATAGTTGACTTCTTTCTTTTCCATAAATTCATTAAATGTTCTCATTATATAACCTTATATTTTAAAACTAGCGTTAGTTA